AAGTTCAACCTCTCTTACACTTGTTTCAAGAATTTGAACATCACTAAAGAATGCCATTGTAAGATCAATATCACTTTGAAGAACCTGTTTAATTTCTGAAAGTATTCTTGGTGTGCTTACACTTACTACTCTATAGAAATTATCAAATTCAACATCAGATACAGACAAGATTAATTCATTTTTGAATTCTGATATTTCAACATCGCCAAAAGTTAGAATAACTTCATCTGGTATGACTCTTGAAACAATTTCAACTTCATATTTGGTAGAAACTTGTTCAATGCTTGTATTGACAAACAAACTGTAAACTTTCGGACCTTGTACACTTTCATCAGTACTTTCAGTTACATTGATTACCGCATCAATTACACTTACGCCAAGTTTCTGAATAATCTCTCTATCAATATTAATTGTAAGTATTGCGCCCTCAAGTTCAAAGTCAAATTCTGATTTTGGCACACCAGATTCAGAAACCGCAATTTGTGCGGCAACATTGACGGCAGACTTAAAGATTTGAACAATTTGTTTGCTGATTACATCGCTAAACTCAAGCCCCAAGTCAATTGTAATTGGTAAAATTTCAATTTCAATTTGTCTATTTGTCGCAAGAGGCTGATCAAATTTAGGCGGATCAATGAGTACGCGAAGTTCTCTTGTGACTTCTGGCGGATTGGCAGCCGCAAAGAGAGACAAGAAACTGAATACTGGAAGAATGGTTTCGCCTTGAGGTTGAGTTTCACCGACACCAACTTCACTCAAGAATCTAGCACTTGCATCAATTGTAGAAGTAATAACAATTTCACCGAAAAATTCTAGACCAGCAGGGTGTACTGCTTGTTTTACAATGTCACGATATTTTGTAAATGAAAGCCCGCTTCGAATAACATATGAAAAGTCTTGATAGAATAGCGAATCTTGTATAATTTTATAGTTTAATTTGCCGTCATCATCTGCAAAGAATCCTGGATTAATAAACAAGCCAGAAACATTTGCAGTTAGAATTGCATTTCCGTCACCAATGGAAGTTGCATCAACATTCGCAGAGGTATAATTGATGCCTTGGTCAATAATTGTAACTTCACGAATTGCACCAAGCCCACCTGAATTGTTTGCAACATCGACTATAACATTTGCGCCGCGCCCTTGAATACCTGTAGCAATAATATTTGCACCAACACCATTTGCTGAAGTAACTGTGAATGTAGGTAAACCTGTTGGTGTATAGCCTTGCCCATAATTTGTAAATTCAATTCTTTCGATTGGTCCAATTCCGCGCCATTCTTCAACTTTAAGTCGGTCATAGTAAACATACTCACCTTCTTCAAGCATACCAAAACCATCTTCAAAAAGAATGGTTCCAGAATTGAAGTCATCTAAGAATGTAGAAGATGCGTAAGTAGAAATAAGTTCATCTTTAACTTCTTCAATTGTAGCAACTGAAAAGTTTTCTACAACTGCCGCAACATTACCTGTAGCAACTGTGCTTCCAGTTCCTCCTGTTGCAACAAGTGCATCACCAACTTCATAAAGGTCGCCACCAGAAACAATGTTGATTAATCTTTCATGCAAAAGACCAAGTGCTGAAATTGTTGTGTCTTCAAGTGTGATTGTAGGAACACCAACATATCCGCCACCTCGATTAACAATAACTACACTATTAACTTCACCTACTGTATAAGTACCATTTGCAACTGGATACGGTCTATCAATTGTTTCTACGCGAATAGCAAGATTGGCACCACCTGTGCCAGCATTGTCGATGACTGCGGTAGTTCCTGTTCTATATCCAATACCATTGCTGGTTAATAAAATTTTTGTGATTGGAGAACTATCAACAGATGAAACTGTTGCTTTTGCTTCTTGCCCATCACCTGTAATTGTAACTTGATCTTCAACCGCATATCCAGTACCACCATCAACAATGTCAATACTTGCTACAACCCCAAATACGGTTGTTCTAAGCGTAGTAGGATTTAAAAGATCAAATAAAATCTCACCAGCAGTAAATTGCCCAGAGATAAGTCTAAGAGTGAATTCTGCGAAACGAACACCACCTAAAAATGAAATACGAATGTTTGAGACAACCGCAACTGCACCGCTGGTTTGACCTTCAATTGTTTTGTTAAGAAAATCAAAAATTGTAAGAGAAGAGCCAGATACAATATTATCTGGTTCTACACGAACTGTTGTTCTTTTTTGAAAGTTACCATCTGATACACGAAGAAGATCATCACCCGGATAACGCAATTCAATAATTTCATTGAATAATGCTCTGAAAAGAGTTTTATATGTTTCTTCAGTACTTTTTGATTTAAAGAGATCGCGAACTTTTGAAATTAATTCTCTACGATCTGTGGCAGATTCAACAGGTATGCCTCGATTTAAATCATTCTTAAGATATTCTAAGTAATCGCCAACGGCTCTTCTTGGATCTTTGTTTGCTTGAATGCGTGAAATGTCGCGAATAATATTGTCATCAATAGTGCCAACAACTGCGGTATTACCTGAAGTTTGTCCAGTGATTGTTTCTTTAATATCGAACACCTCATCGGTGTTCATTTTGACAATGATATATCCGTCACCAATTTGTTTTATTTTAGCAGATGCCGCAGAGGTCTGCCCAACAATTGTTTCTCCGTTTGAGAATGCGCCACTTAATCCAGTAATTTCAACATTACTGGTTTGCATCCACTCATAGTAAGTCTCTAGAAAAAACTGAAAAGTTTCATCATCAAGAGTAGGTGTAATACTCTCAATCTTCAGAGACGGATCAAAGAAGACTACATTGTTCGCCATTTAATTACCTTCTAACAAGGCTGATTGATTTATCGTTAATTAGATTAACTGTAATGTCTTCATCGCGAATTGAAATAATTTGACCTCTTAAAGGTAGAACATCAACATCTCTAGGAACTGCACTTACCTTTAGTGTAACACCACCCTCATCAATTGCATCAGGTTGAAAATTTGAAAGAATAATTTGCCCTTTATCATAATCAATTGTTCCAACATTCTGTGAAATGCCAACAACCTCAGTTTCAATTCTTCTAAAAACACGAATAAAACCACCATTGTCTTCTAGAAAACAATTTGTGAGCCCTTGAAAGGTAAATGCATTAGAGGTAAATTGAATGCCTGAAGAGTATGGATGTGTAGATGGGCGCCCTCTTGTTGCATCATTAATTGCATTTGAAAAGTTAATTACATATCTTGCTGGTTGCCCCAACTGAACCTGCAATTCTTTACCCATTGTTACTCTAAGACTTGAACTAAGAATTGATCTTTCTGAAGTATCAATTAGTCTAGATAATTTTGAATATCTAAAATATTTTGAAAATTGATTGATATCAGTATCATTATAATTTTTGATAGTGTCAAGAATTTTTTGTTTTACGCTTGCTTCAGTTGCAATTGTTTGATCAGGATCAAATTTTACGGTTGCGACAAGAAAAAGGTAAATAAATTCTGGATCAATAATTTCATTTTGAACCGTTAGAATTTTTTTAGTTTTAAGTACATTTCGTGTGATTGATTCTTTTTCTGTTTCAGTTAAAGTTTCTCCGACCAAAGGCTTGGCGGCAATAAATACTTTGCCGTATGCAGGAGGATCATTGTCTTCTCCGCCCCATACTGCAACCGAACCGATGTTTGGTTGATTAAGTAAAATTGCAGTATAGTCTTCAACTGTAACTGCACGATTTTGTGCGGCATAGAATTTTGGCGCGGCAAAACGAATTCTCTCAAGCCCTTCTCTTTCCTCACCGCCAAACGATATATCACCAGCAGTAAATGTCGCGGCAGTAATTGCATCTGTTGTCGAAAGAAAAGTTAATTCTAAAATTCCATTTCCATCAATACCATTTGTCACAAGATACTCCATAACAACAATGTTATCGTTATCAAGTGCAACGCCAATAATATCATCACCAAAAGTAATTCTAAACTTACCATCTTCAATTTCTTCTAAGAAGTAAACTTGACTTTCTTCAGTAAGTTCTACAAAATTATCTGCTTTAGAAAAAACTCTTGTTGTAGAATTTGTAGAAGAATTTAAAACTTTTACTGATAGTGTAGATGTGTCTACATTTGGATTGTTTAGCACAAATCTTTGATTTGGATCATTTGCGTTAACAACATATCTTTCTGTGACATATCGACCCTGTCTAAGTATAATACCGGATAACTGATAAGATGCAGTAGAAGTAAATGTGTAAGGCTCTGTAGTAAGAAATTCATATGAAGTTCCATCTACAACGGCTTCAAATCTAGACCATGCTGATAATGAAACTGAAGATGGAGATCCTGCTGGAGTTACTCTAAGTGTTCCTACGATTGAAGCAGATGTTCTTGATCTTGGAGTATAGTTCATCGATGCCGCCAATGTAACTACTGAATTTCTTCTTTGTGCGGTTGTTAATGATCCTTCAGTTGCGACCATGTTCGTATAAAACGCATTATAGTATGTGTTATACGAAAGAATGTCAAGCAAAGTTGAAATACCAGATGATTCAAAGTTGTAATCTCTGAATTGATCTTGATTCTGTAAATATCTTTTGAAGTTATCGCGAATTTGCTGAAAACTAACTCCGTCGATTTTTAAATTTGTAGGATTAGCCATTTACTTTGCTCTTGAAATTATAGTCTCTAGGGTTTGTTGTTGTGGAATATTGGCAACATAGTATTCAACTCTAATTTCAATGCCATTATCGCTAATGGTTGATTCAATTGCAGTTACCTGCGCCCTTGGCTCCCACTTTGCAATTGTTTCTGCAATTTCATCGTTGATTGCAAGTTCAGTTTCTTCATCCGCAGGCGCAAAAATAAAATCATAGACCTTTGTGCCATATGTTGGATTAAAAGGTCTTGAGCCAAGAGGCGTCTTGATTAAATTGATCAACGCTTTTTTTACTGCAACCTCATCCTTTGCTGATGAAACGCCACCAGTCACAGGATTTGGTATAAGAGAAAGCGGTAAATCGGAGAAGAAGTTTGCCATTATTCTGCTAGTTTTTCTACTATTTTAAGTTCTTGAATTTCTTTTCTTCGTTCTTTTGCGACCTTTGTAAACTCAGCAAGTGCTTTTCTTGCTCTAGTGCCTGCGGCTTTTACACCCTTTTCGGCAAACTTTTCATTTTCTTTTACATAAGTTTCAAATAGACTTACAAGTGTTTCGTGATTTGTCATGGCAATAATCCTCTAATAGTTTGACAATAGGTTGACAATCGAATAAAATAAGGGTGTCCCCTTTGATATTGATGACTTATTTATAAGGTCTTTAATACCTTTTCTGATCTATAAGTTCTTTCAGTAATTGACTGTCTGGCCAGACCCTTAGAAGAATCTGTGCGGCATGATAACTAATTCCATCTACTAAAATTTCTATTTCTCTCTCAGAGAGATTTTCTAATTTCTTTTCAAGTTCATCTTCTTTCATCTTTTACCCTCAAATAAACTCATAATTGCAACAACGAATCGTAAAATTGCAAAGATTGCCCATAACGCATAGCCTTTAGCAAGCCCCGGTTCTTTCTGCGATTCACCAAACTTTCTTTGCCACCAACCAATAATTTTACAGATTGGTGCGCCAACACCCATCAATACTTTACCTGTAATGCTATCTTTCTTTTCAACACCCATAATATAAGCCATATGTACTGCCCAAGGTGTTGCTATCTTTCTTGCCCAAGATGTAGACAATTTTTGTTGAGTTTCTCTTCGTTTTTGTTCATTACGAATCCAGAACATACATTGAGGTCCATTGCCTTCCATCCAGTCTACAACAACTTGTGCCCACGCAACATAACCATTGTAAATGTCTGGATGTGTCTCTACAAGTCTTTCGCCAAAATCTTGATCTGCATTGTAAACATCTTCAGGTAAGAATCCTAATTCATAGAGTTTTGTGCAAATAATTTTTCTTCTTCTTCTGCCACCTGGTGGAGGGGGTGGTGGTGGAGGTGGGCGTTTACCTATCTTATCTCCATTTGGATCAGTATATCCATTTGCAATCCAATCAAGTTGATCGATAAGATTAAAACTTCCTAACTTACCGGTGACTACAATATCGTCTTTTTGAAATGTAATTTTAGTAACGCCATCTTTATGCCCAAGTGCTAAAACATTTTCATCAACATGATCAATCATGTTAATTACATGCCCACTTTCAGAACGAATTGATTTTCTTTGTAGAAGTTTTTGATATGCGGTGTTATCGCTACCATCAGGCGGATAATCGTTTGGTGATGTAGTTATGTGCGAGAATGTGCGACTTGAAGTTCCGTAAGTTCCAAAACGATCTGTTCCTGAAACTTCACCTTCTTTAAGTGGTGTTGGTATCACACCAAACACCACAGGCTCTTGTGCTTCAGTTCCGTCCATAAAGAAACCAATTACCCACTCGCCTAAACCTATGCGAGAGTATGTTGTAGAATTGTTTGGCGATAGAACTACACTTGCCCAAGGCAAATCCGCAGTAGGTATTCTATTTTGATTTCTTGTAACTTCAGTATGATAACCAAAGATTCTTACTTTGACACGACAAAGCAACAATGGATCATTGTTTTCTTCGACAACACCAATCCACCAGACAAACCCATCTCGACCTAAAAACATAAATTAACCTTTGTGTTTGAAATACTGAATTCTTCTTTCTTGATCACGAAACCACTCATCAGATGGCTTACCTTCACCTTTGTAATATACTAAAGGCTTGCCTGTCTTTTTTGAAACGATTGCCCAACGCCCATCAACCTGTTTAAGTACTTCAAGTAATTCTGGACCATAAACATCTTCTTCCCACTCTTCAATTGATGCGGGAGTGCTTAAATACTGTTTGAAAGTTTTCATAGATCATCCAAATCTTTAGTATCTAGGGCATCTGGAGGAACATTGTCTTTGATCCATGAATATAACTGTTTTTTAATTTCAGCATCATTTGTAATTTGTTGCCCTGGTTTTTTGATTGTGAGATAAGTAAAATTACCCACGACTTTATTTCCTTTTACATCGCGATAGTGTTCACCTGTTTTTGGATTGACAATAAACATCGTGTTCTCTGGATTATTAAGCACTACATAAATGCCGCCATCAATCTCTCTCGGAAATCCTGTTTTAACTAATTGAATGATTGTCTTTGCCGCACCACGATGCGTCTTTAATAAAATGTCTTGTGGTACTACTCTTGCTCTCTTTGAGTTATTTTGAATTGCAATTTCATAATTAGTTAACACCCATGTTACATGCATGTCTTTTGGCTGATAACCAACCTTAAGTAGCATGGGTATATAAGTTTCCATGTCTTCTTTATCAGCAAATGTTGTATCAAATAAAATGTTAGGTAATCTACCTTCTTGTGCGCCTTGCAATAGTAGATCAAGGGTTTTATTTTTCGCACCAGTTGCGCGAACAAGAATGTGTAAAATATAAACATGCGTTGGATTACGCAAATCAAGTTTACTTATTTTAACATCTTTGTCTATAATTTCTTTTTGTACAAGTGCTTTGTCGGATGCGTTAAGTTGATCGCCATACTTATCAAGCAATTGTTGAGTAGTAAATTTATCATATCGACTTAGTTTTTGAAATGCAAGTTTAAGTTCATCAACATCACGAATCTTAAAATTTTCGCCTTGCATAAAATTACTAATTGCAAATCCTTTTCCTGATCCAGCACCACCAGCAAGAAATACAACTTGCCCGTATTTCTTTCCTTGATTGTACATAATCAGTTTTTCTAGAAGCGGTTGTCTCGCTTCGTAATCTTTTGTCTCTATGAATTCTGTAAAAGAAATTTTCATGAGGTTGCCTCTATTCTGCTATCCAGATTGAAACGAATTGAGCCTCTACTCAATTCGCATTTTTTAACATATGTTATTGGAGTAAAAATGTGACGAATTGCAGTTACCAAATACTTGCCAGAATACATTTCGTCTTCTGGTGTAATACCCTCTTCTAGATTGAGTGCTTTTGCTACTTTACTTGGTATTGATAACTCAACTGCATACCCGGTACTGATTCGATTGCTACCGCCTGGGATATCAACCAAAACACGCAATCCACTATTTAGTAGACCGCCGTATGTGTCAAAAGCAACCCATCTCTTCTTATCAAACACTATATCATTTTGCGGCTTTACAATCAATCTTTCTCCTGGATATTCTGGGTAAGAATTGTCATAAGTGAGAAATGGATTTTCGGAGTTTAGAATTCTGTTATTATAAAAATCTCTACCATCAAATTCAATATCTTCATAACTAATAGTTTGATCAGAGTATTTTCTGGTAAATGGATCGACTTGTCTTACTCTAGAATTGTAAAAGCCTGCTTGCATTTTTTCTAAATGCTTAAAGTTGTTTTCAATTTGAAAACTTGTACATTGAATGAGTGATTGCGCGCCATCTCTCACAAAATATGTGGGTGCCGCTTGATATACAATTCTCGGTAATGTCTGAGACTTCCAAAATGATTTTAGATTGCTAAGCCCAATAAACACATGTTTGAAGTCTGATGAATTTCTTGTTGCCAGTTTTTCATAGAACACATAATAATCGCCAAGGTAACACGCTCTTCTGGCAATCATTGAAAGTGCTTCTAGTGGAGTGTAGCCAGGGCTCATAAAACGATTTTGCATATTAAGCCCTGCATCAATTGCACTAATGTTTAAATTGCTTACATCATTAATGTCACTATAGATTTTTTTACATATACTTACAACGCCGCGATCCGCGCCGAAACTTCGATACAATCTTTTTTTCTGAGATGCAATTGCAGACTTTGTGGTAAAAAAGATTTCATAGGTTGCCGCATTCTCTGCATCAAATTGAATTTTTGAAATCTCATAAACAATTAAATCATCTCTTGCAATGAGAATCTCTGAACTGTTTGGTTTCAATACAAGAATAGTTAACTCTTCGCCGCCTGTTAGTAAAAACTTTTCATGCCCGCCTGAGTAATCAAGTACAGTAATTTTTCCGCTAATTGATGGGCTAAAAATGTCTTCATAAATTTCTATGTTGCGAAATGATCCGCCTAGAGAAATTTCTGTGCCATTTTTAATTTTAATGTTAAGTGCTTGTAAAACATAACTGTCATTGACATGTTGAGGAGTTTCTAATTCTTCTTCAACATTAAAATCAAATTCTTCAGGCGATACTGTATAATTTGGAAATAGTGTAGACATAGTTTATTGTGATAAAATTTCTTGTACGCCTGCTTCGAACTGAACAATGTATTGAAAATCAATTACTCTAATTCTACCTTTTTCAATGTTCAATCGATCTTCATACTCATAAAAACTTTCTTTATATTTGTTTGGATCACTTAGTCGATCCCAATATCGATATGCAGCCTCACTAGATTCTGGATCCTTTGAAAGTGTATTAGTAACTACATCACCTTTTCCTGTATAGAAAAATGCAGTAGTGCTTTGCGCGGCAGAAATACTTCCGTATTTTTTAATGATGTAATTTTCAAATGTCTCATCATCCATTTGCCATTGATCATATACACTATCAATGCCGTTAATTAACAAAAGAATGTAGTCATACTTGACATTGTTATACAAGTTGAAAGAAACTATGTCAGGTCTTTCACCATTTTTTACAAGGTATGGTCTTGAGGCAATGCCACGAAATGAATTGATGTAATCTTTGATTCTAACAGAGACATTTAAATCTGTTAATTTGATTGAATCAAAGTCATTAATTTTGTAAAGTATTTTAGGATAATATACAAACATAATTACACCATTGTGCGATTTGGATCTCTTGCATCGGTTCTTGCATCGCCAAGAGTTCTTGGTAGAATTTCTGTAAGTTGAAGAGTAAAGTTTACTTCAGTTGGCATACCATCTTCAAAGAATGTAAGTTTCTGCCCACCATAGTCTACAGTAACAGATTCAATTGCACATGGTTTGCTTCTAAATAAGTTCATTGTAGTTTTATTTGGACCTTTAAAAGTAATATCAAATTGAGTTAGGTGTGGGTATCCAAATGTAAAAGTGCTTCCAGCACCAACATTTAAATCTCCAAGAATGCCTGATGTGCTTGGTACTGAAGGTGATGATGCTATTCTAAATGCTGATATAATTTTTTGAATGTTTGTTGCTTCGCTTTGATTTTTTGGTTTCATGATAACTGGTATCTGATATCTACGATACTGAGGACCTTTGTATAGCATTTGTGCAAATGGATTGACTGCGGTACGATTTGCAAATTCATACTGTGCTAAATTATTCATGCCGGCAGAACCAATAAATCCTTGTACCTGTGCAAGCCCTCGTTGAAATGCAATTTTAAATGCCTCGGCGGCAGTCAAACCAAAATTAGCCGCATCAAATCCTTGCTCACCTTGTTGTCTTTCAAATTCTGTTTTGTTTAAATCAAAATATGTTCCAGCACCAAAAATATTTTCTGTTCTTGCGTAGTCTGAAAAATTTGAAATATTGAAAGTATTTGGCATTTTAATAAGGATAGTTGGAGCAACATTAACTCTCTCTGCATATGCGTCAAGAAAAGTAAATTTTAGCAAAGGAACATTGAACCCATCATTGCTAAATGGATATTGATATTTTGGTGCAGTTAATCCCGCCTTAGTATAGCGATCAAGTGCTTGCTCGGTTAGATTTCTGTTTGTTATTGAGTTGGAAACTGGATCATCGGGATAAATTGTAGTTTCATCATCTCCTGTAATTGCAAAAGCAGTTCGTGCCATATAAATCCTCTATATTAGTCTATAATTACAACCTCTCTTATTTATAATCTACTATGGCATACAAAGGTCGATACAAACCAACAAACCCACAAAAATACAAAGGCGATCCAACAAACATTATTTACCGCAGTTTGTTAGAGCGCCGATTCATGGTGTGGTGTGACAGTAGCCCTTCAGTCCTTGAATGGAACTCTGAAGAGGTGGTCATACCATACAAATCCCCAATTGATATGCGATATCATCGTTATTTTGTAGATTTTTGGGTACGATATCGCGATAAGAATGGCAATCTTCGTGCATCGTTGATTGAAGTTAAACCTCACAAACAAACAATGGAACCAAAAAAACATGTTGGTTCTACAAAACCAACTCGTAGATATCTGAATGAAGTTATGACTTGGGGCGTCAATCAAGCAAAATGGAAAGCGGCAACAGAGTACTGTAAAGATAGAAATTGGGAATTTAAGATACTTACAGAGAAACAATTGACATAAATATATGTATTAGGCAACTAGGAACGAAACACAACTATGCTCATCTTTAAGGAAATCATTTACCGTGGTGTAAATGCTGGTATGATGCCAGCAAGAACAAATGCAGCCCGCCAATGGTATCGTGATGCCGCACAACAAGCAGATAATGTTTCTTCGTTGGCACCATCAAAAGTAGTTCGATCATTTCAGCAAAAACGAAAAGTGGCTCGTATGGATCCAGGATACATGTATCTGTTTAAGTACGATCCAAAAGGCAAACAAACTTTGCCATACTATGATACTTTTCCTTTAATTTTTCCGATTGATCTAACTTCAGATGGTTTTATGGGCATCAATTTTCACTATTTGCCATATGTGTTAAGAGCAAGGCTTATGGATGCAATTTACAGTACTGTAAGTGATAAAAAGTATGATGATAAAACAAAAGTAGGAATCACCTACAACATACTCAAGTCGGCATCTAAATATAAAGCGTTTAAGCCAACTATAAAAAGATATCTGTACGATCATGTAAGATCACCCTTTTTAGAAGTAACTGCGGTTGAATGGGATATTGCTTTGTTCTTGCCATTAGAGAGATTTAAGAAATCAGACAAACAAACTATCTGGAAAGATAGTCGAGCAATGATTTAAGGAAAAGAATGTTTAGTATCTCAAAGTTTCGCCAAAATGTTAGTGTAGTTCGACCTAATCTGTTTTTTGCAGAGGTTGACTTTCCTCCAGCATTGATTGCAAAAATTAACGCTAAACAACCTGTTGCTGGAAGTGCTTATGTAAATAATAGATCATCTAGATGGTATGATTCATTGTTACCTGGAGACTTAAATAGTACTTTTCGTTTTCGATGTGAAGCCACAGAATTACCAGGAAGAACCGTAGCAACCGCAGATGAACAGTCATTTGGTCCGTCAATCAAACACGCATACGAAACAACTTATTCGGATGTTAATCTTCAGATCATTGCATCTGCGGATATGAGAGAAAGAGCATTTTTTGAAATTTGGACTGAAAACATTATAAACAATACAAATTTTGACGCAGACAATGCCTACTCTGGTTCTGGTGGTCTATCAAAGTATTACGATGACTACGCCAGAGGGCAAGTTAGACTATATCAATTGAGTGATCGTAGAATGACACTCGCTAGATATGTTCTATATAACGCTTTTCCAATTCAAATTAGCCCAATGAATTTGACTTGGGAAGAAACCAACACATATCAGCGATTTGCAGTAACAATGACATATCGCTTTCATATTGTTGATTTTGACAATGTAACTAAATCTATTAATTAACGATGAAGGAGAATCATCATGGCATTACCTAAAATTAAATCACCTATTTTTGAGTTAACATTACACTCAAATCAAAAGAATTACAAGTATCGCCCTTTTCAGGTAAAAGAGCAAAAACTTCTACTCATGGCTTTAGAAAGTCAAGATGGACAAGAGATGCTTCGCGCAATCAAGCAGATCATTAACAATTGTTGCTTAGATGAAATCAATGTTGATGACTTGCCAATGTTTGACTTAGAGTATTTCTTTCTTCGCCTTCGTGCAAAATCCATCGGTGAAGAGATTGATCTAAAACTTTCACATGCAACCGGTATGAATTCAAAGGGTGAGATTTGTGAAATGTCTACGCCTTTCAAACTCAATCTTATGGAAGTTGAAGTTCAGAAAGACGAAACTCATACCAACAAGATTGTACTTGATGAAGAAACTGGCACAGGTATTGTATTGAAATACCCAACTATTATGCTTGCCAATAAACTTGAAAGCAATAAGAATCAAAATCAAATGGATGTAATTATCTCTGTGGTTCTTGAGAGCATTGATTACATTTTTGATAAAGAGAATGTCTATCCTGCGGCTGAAAGCACAAAACAAGAATTGACTGAATTCATCAACAGTCTTTCCCAAGATCAGTTTGTTAAACTTACAAACTTCTTCAATAGTATGCCAAAACTAAAGCATCAGATCAAATGGACCTGTGGAAGTTGCGGATGTGAAGATAAGATCGAATTGGAGGGTATGACAAGTTTTTTCGGCTAGCCTTATCTCATGAAAACCTAGTCAACTATTATAAGACCAACTTTGCATTGGTGCAACATCATAAATATAGTTTGACGGAACTTGAAGAGATGCTTCCTTTTGAAAGAGATATCTATGTGACCTTACTTGCTGAATTTATTAAGGAAGAGAACGAAAGAGTAAAACAAGAACAAACCAGAATGCGTTCAAAGAGAAGATAAAATAAATGGCAAATTTAGTAGGTCAATTAGGGCAAACAATCTCAAGCAAGGTAACGGGCTCCGTTTCTAATTTCGCATCAGGAGCGAAGTCCGCCTTTGTTTCGGCAAATCCAGCCGTCTTTGGACCAGCACTCTCTGGGCTAGGTAAAATGCTCACCGCCCAATCTCAAAAAGAAAGAAAAGAAGATAAAGAGAAAGAGCAGAGAAAAAGAGGCTTTGATGAAGAAAATCAAAATGAGCAAAGAAAACTTTTTACAGATATTCTTGGTGAGTTAAAAGAACAAACTGAATATCTTAAAAAGATTCTTGAAGCACTTACCAAAGACAAAAAAGGATTTGGGCTCGGCTCGCTTCTTGCGGCTATTGGGCAACTTGTAAAAAGTCTTCTTGATAAACTTAAAAAACTCTTTGACAATCTGCGAGGAAAGTTAAAAGGATTTTTTGATGATCTACTTAAGTTCTTTAAAAAGATTCCAGACTTTTTTAGAAATCTTTTAAAGGGGCTAGATGACTTTATAAAAAGTCTACGACTAAAGTTTCCGAAGGTATTTGGTTTTTTTGATGACATTGGAAAGTTCTTTAAGAACATTTTTGATGACATTAAGAAAACTCGTTTACCAAAATTCAAAGCATCGCTGGACAATGTATTTAAAGCACTTAATCAGTTCTTCGATTTAATTAAAGTTCGTTTTGCAAAAGGCTTAGAAGACTTTCGAAAACTTATTCGTTTTGATGATGCACTCAAAGCACTTCGCGCATTAGTTTTTGCACTTGCGCTTCGATTTGAAATTTTTAAACAAAGTTTTGACGAATTATCTAAAGGCATTGCTACAAGAATAGCATCATTTGCTGATTCATTAAGTCGATCAGTACAAAATCTATTCTCTAGAATTGCCGCAGCAGTTGATCGTATTGTGCCTTTTGGTGCGCCAAGAGCACCAACAGTTCCGTCTGAAAGTTTAAGTCGAGAAATTGAATCACGGGCACCTAGAGCGCCTAGAGCACCTGCGTTACCAAGTCCAGAGGGGGCAAGAGCCGTTGGTGAAATCATTGATGTTGAAGCAAGAGTTATACCTGATGAGGTTACAAAAGGTGTAGCAATCGC